TGACGGGCGCGACGGCGCAGCAGGCCGGGCAGGAGGCGCTTGCGGGAAGCGAATGGCAGCTGGGCGAAGCAAGCGCAGAGGGAACAAGCAATCTGAACGCATACCGGGACAAGCGCTGGAAGGTGCTGCGCGACATCGCGGTGCAGTATCAGGCGCGCGTGACGCCGTATTTTGTGATCGAGAACGGCGAGATCGTCGGCAAAATCGTGGACGTGACGGCACGCGAAAACGTGTTCCGCGGACGCCTGTTTGAGGGCACGAACGGCAGCGCGCAGATCTACGTGACCAGAAGCGGCGCGCCGGTGACAAAAATGTACGGCATTGGAAAGGCCATCGGCACGGAGGACCCGCCGACGTGCGTGACCTTTGCTGACATTGAAGCGCCGGACAAGCCCAAGGGGCAGACATACATCGAGGACGCGGACGCGATTGCGCTCTATGGAGAGGGGCGCGAGGACGTCTTCTCGGACAAGTACATCGAGGATCCGAATGAGCTGCTGGAAAAGACGCGCGCAGAGCTGAAGAAACGGTCAAGGCCCAAGGTATCCGGCACGGCGACGGCCAGCGACATGGAGCACATCCCCGGATATGAGCACATGATCGTGCGGCTTTACGACCTGGTGTGGGTACGCACGAAGACGGGAGAGGATCTTCAGGCGGTTGTGATCAACATCAAGCGCAACTATCTGCGGCGCGGCCTGACGAAAATCACCATCGGCGAAGAGGCGGACGACAGCGGACTGATTGCCCGGATCGCCAAGTTGAGCAGCACAAGCACAAGCCTTGGAAAATCCTCGGCGGCGCAGAGCAACCGATACATAGAAACCAAACAGCTGATCCAGCTGAACGCGGACACGATCCAGATGAATGCGCGCCTGATCGAGGCGAATGCGGAGGAAATTCGCCTGACGGCCAGCAAAACGGACGAGACAAGCGGTCGGCTGATGGAGGCGGAGCTGGTGCTCTACGGCGACGACACAGGCGCGCATGCGGGACTGATCGCCAGAATGGGCGAGAACGAAGCGAGCATCCTTCTGCATGCGGACGAGCTGGGCACGCTGGCAGAAATCAAGGCCGACAAGGTGGATCTGGGCAAGTATGCGACGGTGAGCAGGCTGGAGGCGGAAATCGCCGACGTCAAGATCACGGAAAGCTCGTATGTGACGACGGCGGGTCTGAACACGCAGTCTCTTGGAGCGAACTATGTGGAAACCAACACGTTCTCCATCGGCGGGACGATGCTGACGCTCAAGAGCACGGACTATGTGAAGAGCGTGGGGCGGACCAAGCGATATGCGCTCAGCCCCAGCAATATTTCGATTGAATTCTGGGAAATCAGCAGTATTTCAAACGGCACACTGTACTATCTGGGCTATGCCGGATAAGGAGAAAACATGAGTAAAGACGAGATGATCCTTGCATTAGGGAATGCGCTCATCATGCTGGATACGGTCAGCGGTCAAGGAGAAAACAACTGGAACGCGCTGCTGGTGACAAAGCAGCAGATCAAGAAGGTTTACAAAGCGATGCAGGAGGAGCAGCATGAAAATCAGAACGAGCAGAGGCAATGAGATCGAGGCGAATTTCGCCTTTGCGCCCACGACCAGCGGAAACATGGTGGTGAAACTGCCGGATGACGGAACTGCGCTCAGCGAGATCTGCGCGGCGTTTGAGAACGTGGAGCGCTTTGAATGCAGGGAAGAAACGGAGGGCGCGCCGGTGACTGTGTATGAAGGATACACAAAGCTGATGCGTGCGAGCCGTGAGGGCGGAGCAGTTATGCTGACGCTTCACAGGGAGGGCTGACGATGGACGAGATCAGACAGCCGATGCTCTTTAAGATCGACGTGAAAAGCGGCCTTGTGGAGATGCCCCAGCGCGCGGTGCTGATGAAGGGCGACAAGAACGCCAACACGGTGACGGCGGAGATCGTGGACGGGGACAAACAGGTGGATATCAGCGGCGCAGGTGTGACTGCGTCGTTTTTGATTGGCGGCGTGAAGATCCCGCTGACGGGCGAGGTGGACGGAAACAGGGCAAGCGTGACGCTGCCGGAGGAATGCTATCGCGAAAGAGGACGATATGAGCTGCGCATGATGCTCAGCGCAAGCGACGTGACGCGCACGATCCTTTATATCAGCGGTCATATGGAAAGCGATGGCGAGGGCGGCATCCTGGACGTGGAGGGCGTGATTCCCAGCGTGCAGGATATCATCGCACAGTATGCGACGATGCAGGCCGTGACGGCGCAGACGCAGGCGGCAGCAGACGCTGCGCTGGAAGCGGCGAAGAGCGCGAACTTCACGGTGCAGGATCGATTTGAGACGTACGATCAGCTGATCGCAGCGCATCCGACGGGCAATGCAGGCGAAGCATTTGCCGTGGGCACGGCGGAAAGCAACGTGGTGTATATCTGGGGCATCGATACGCTTGCCTGGGTGAACATCGGCCCGGTGCAGGGCGCACAGGGGCCGAAGGGCGACAAGCCCATCAAGGGCGTGGACTACTGGACGGCGGCTGACATCGCAGAAATCAAGGGATATGTGGATGACGCCATCCTGAACGGAGAGTGGTGAGCATGAGTGTAAACGAGAAGATGACGGCGATTGCCGACAAGATTCGCGCACTGCTTGGGATCAGCGGTGCGATGGGACTGGATGCGATGGCCAACAATCTGGCCGCAGAACAGACGAATGTCAGTGCAGCGTTCACAGCTATTGGAAATAAAGGCGGTACAGTGCCACCATCCAAGGTCAGCGGAAATCTGGCGTCTGCCATTGTGACTATCCCCACGGGCAGCGGCGGCGTGACGGTGCAGAGAAAAGAAGGAGGAGCTACGACCGATTCGGATGGGTTTGCTTCAGTTAACTGCGGATTTCAACCGGATGTAGTGCTGTTTACTAATATGTATTTGAATAGTAGATATGAATGCCACGCCGCAGTCGTATTCCCGGAACAAAAACAAAGCAGCTATGAGTTGTATGCGATGGCGCAGTCTGACGACATGCCAGACGGAGGATATTTTGATGTCGTAAGAACGCAAACAGGATTTAATGTATTACTCTCTGTGAAAACCGAAGAAGGGGAACAATTTGCAGACAATGTATATTTCACGTTTGTGGCCATCAAATACACGGTATAAAAGGGGGGTGGAGCGTGCATGATGGAAAACACATGCCGAATCGGCGGTACGGTGGTGATCGGCTATACGCCGGAAAACGACGCTAGGCTGTTCCGATTCGACATCGCAAAATGGAAGCAGGCATGGCCGGACGCTGCGCCTGAGATGCTGGTTGTGCGGCCGGGCGAGGATGAAGCCTATCCGGCGAAAACGAGCGTCGAGGGAAATGTGATCATTTGGACGGCGAAGCACTATGACACCGAGATTCCCGGCACGGGAAGAATGTGGGTAGTATTCAGAGGGGCAGACGGCGAGCAGCTGGGCCTGACGCCGATGACGACGACGCGGATTATGCCCGGCCCGCCGAATATCAACGGCGAGGAACCGCCTGCGGGATCGATCCCTTGGGTGGAAGACGTTTTCGATGCGGCGGATCGCGCCGAGGACGCGGCGAAGCGCGCGGAGGAAATCGCCGAGGCGCTTGCAGGCGGCGGAGGCGGAGATCTGGATTCCGGGCTGTTTTTGCCATCGGTCGGCGAGGAAGACAACGGCAAGGTGCTGACAGTTGTCGGCGGGAAATGGGCGGCGGAAATGCCCAAGGAGTCCGGTGTACAGTTTAATACGGACGAAACGCTGACGCTTGAAGACGGCATCCTGTCGGTCAATACGGCGGACAAGGTGGAAGAAGACAACACGCTGCCGGTAACGAGCGCGGCGGTATATACGGAAGTGGGAAATATTAACGCACTACTGGCGACGATCTAAGGAGGATGAGAACTTATGAGCACACAGACTGAGATTACCAGAATTCAGGACGCGCGCAATACGCTGCGCAATAAGGCTGTCGAGCTTGGCATTTCGACCAGCACGGCGAAGATCGACGATCTGGCTACGGCATACGACGCGATCGAGAACAAAGGCGCGGTGAGTGCGAACGTCAAGGAAGGCGAGAGCTTCACCATTCCCAAGGGATACCACAATGGAAGCGGCACGGTCAAGGGTGTTGCCGGCGGCGGCAGCTACGAGCTGCAGGCGAAGACGGTAACCCCGACGAAAAGCCAGCAGAGCGTTACGCCGGACGCGGGCTATTACGGTCTGTCCGGCGTAACCGTCGCGCCGATCCCGGAGGCATATCACGATGTTTCTGCCGTGACGGCTGGCGCGGGTGATGTGCTGGCGAACAAGATTATCGTGGACGCGACAGGCAGGAGCGTTGCCGGTACGATGCCCAACAACGGCGCAGTGAGCAAGACGCTGGATGCGACGAGCAACAATCAGAGTTACAAAGTGCCGAAAGGACACCACAGTGGCGAAGGTACGGTGAAGATTACGCTGGAAGAAAAGAGCGCCACGCCGACCAAGAGCGCACAGACAGTCACCCCGACCAGCGGCAAGGTACTGAGCAAGGTGACGGTCAACCCGATCCCGGATGATTATCAGGATATCACGGGCACGACTGCAACGGATGACCATGTGCTTGACGGCGATGTGTTCATCAACGCTGACGGCGAGGAAAGAGAGGGCACGATGCCCAACAACGGCGCGATCAGCAAGACCATCGACGGCCTTTCCACAACGAGCGCGACGATTCCGGCTGGATACACCAGCGGCGGCACGGTGAGCCTGACGGGCGACATCGAAGAAGCCTTGGCGGCGATTTAAGGGAGGTGCGGTGAAATGAGCGTACAAACTCAGATTGACCGCATTGTCGGCAATATAACAGCTGCTTTTACCGCTATCGGCAACAAGGGCGGCAACGTGCCGACATCCAAGGTCAGCGGCAATCTGGAAAGCGCCATCAATACCATCCCGACCGGCACGACTGTGCAGAGAAAAAGCGGATCGTTTACGACCAACTCCAACGGCGCGGCTACAGTAAATTGCGGATTCCAGCCGGATTTAGTGGTCATAACCGGACTATCATTTACTGCTAATGATACAACTTTCGAGACGCAGCTTGCGTTTGTCTTGTCAGAAAGAACTACAAGCAACACACCTTTGGCGGTTACTTCTCATGACGTTTACGCATGTCTTGAAGCTAGAGTCTCAAGAACCAGCAACGGCTTTAGCATTTCACATATGACCGGATATAAAGAGAGCTGGGAACAAACGACCATGGCGAATCAGACATTCAACTATGTCGCTATTAAATACACCTAAAAAAGGAGAAGTGCGAATGTCAAGAAAGGAAACTGCATCAAGGCTTCATAGTGTTATATCTTCAGGGTGTTCCTTGGTAGATGACAAAACAGCTTCGATTGCCCCGGAATTATACGACAGGATGCGGTATGACGGTGATCTGATCAAAGCAGGTACACGCATCAACTGGCACGGCACACTCAAGCGTGCGGCGGTTGATCTGTGGGATACACAGGAGAACAACCCAGTCAACGCACCCACGCTGTGGGAGGATATCGCATACAGGAAAGGCATCCGCATCATCCCGGATGTGATCACGGCCGGAACGGCGTTTGCCAAGGGAGAACAGGGCTGGTGGAAAGACGTGCTGTATGAGAGTGTGATGGATAATAACGTGTGGACGCCGGACGCATGGCCGGATGGATGGAAGGTGGTTGAATGATTCATTGGGCATGGCTGATTCCGGTTTTTATCATCGGCGCGGCGGCTGGCGTGGTGCTGACGTGCGCGAAGGTGGTTAAGAGAAAGGAAGAGTGGCAGTGCGAAAACTGACGATTTACAGGCTGTTTTTCACAGAATCGGATTGCTACAAAGCGGATGTGCGGCAGAAGTCCATCGGCGTGCAGGTGCATTCGACGGGAGCGAACAATCCGTATCTGCGCAGGTATGTGCAGCCAGACGATGGGCGGCTGGGCGCGAACAAAAACGGCAACAGCCACAACCGTCCTGGCGTTGACGTATGCGCAAGCGCCTATATCGGCAAGCTGGAAGACGGCACGGTTGCGGTGTATCAAACGCTTCCGTGGGACATGCGCTGCTGGATCAGCGGAAAAGGCGAGAATGGCAATGCGAACAAGCTTGGATATATCGGTTTTGAGATCTGTGAGGATGACCGCACAGATCTATTTTATTTCCAGCAGGCCGTCATGGGGGCAGCAGTAAACCTCACGGCGCACCTTTGCCAGATCATGGGCGTGCGCCCGGATGATGTGCTGGAAAGATACGCGGAGGGCGCGGCGCTGGCGGTAATGGATCACAGCGAGCTGGCAGCGCGCGGTCTGGCAAGCGGCCATGCGGATATCACACACTGGCTGCGCATGTTCGGAAAGCGAATGAACGATTTCAGACGGGAGGTGCAGGCCGCTATGGATGAGGGCGTGGAAGTAACCTATATCGACGTGGAAGGAAAGGAGGAATGGATCGAAATGGACAAGGAAATGGAGGTATACGCCAGCAACGGCGGATATACCAACCTGCGCGAGCTGCCGGATACGGAAAGCGTGTCCCTTGAAAAGCTGCGCAACGGCGACATTGTGCGCGTGACCGCGATGACGGGTGTGTGGAGCAAGGTTGAGCACGGCGACGTGATTGGATACATCATGGCGCAATTCCTGCGCGAAGTGCCGCAGGAGGGCGAACTGACGATCCGCACGGTGATCACCGATGAAGCCGGGCGCACGTTTGAGCCGGTTGGCGCGTACACGGCGAAAACTGTGCTTGTCGTGGACGGCGAAGAAATCGACTGAGGAAGGGCGGAAGATTCCGTTGGGTTTTATCAAAAAAGCCCTTTCCAGGGCGATCAAATGGGTTTGGGCGCAGATTAAGGAGGAATTCATGGAGCCGATCACCCAGCTGCGAAGCGAGGTGTCCGGACAGCGCGAGGAAATCAAGCGGATGCGTGAAGACATGCAAAAAGCGCATCAGTACGATCCGGCGGCGCGGGAGTGTGATCTGGCGTCGCTGGATGATCAGATCTGTCAGCAGATCGAGCGCTGCCGCCAGAGAGGATTCACGACGGCGGAAGAGCGCAGGCGCGTGGGCCGGATGCACCGGGCATACCACGCAAGAGGCGGAAACGACGGCGAGACGGAGGAGTATGCGATCTTCTGCAAGCTGCCGACGAAGGAAGAATTTGAACACGCGAAAGGAGCATAAAAATGAACATGAACACCATCGACCTGACCCCTCTGTTTGAGATCCTGATTTCCCTGCTGGCCGTCGTGATCACCACCTATCTGATCCCGTGGATCAAGGCACACACGACGCACAAGCAGCAGGAGTACATCCGCGCGGCGGCGCATGTGGCCGTGTACGCGGCGGAAAAATTCTACGGCGCCGGACATGGCGACGAGAAGCTGGAATACGCAAGCAAAGTGCTCAAGGAAGACTACGGCATTACGCTGAATCTGAATAAACTGGAAGCGGTCATCGATGCGGCCATCAAGGAGATGGAGCAGGCCGAGAGCGGCGGCGTGACGATTGTGGAGAATATCGAAACCGCTGTGGAGGCCGAAGCCGAGGAAGAGGACGAGGAGCCGCAGAGGGAGGAGGCGTGACGATATGGGCGGGAAGTACAAATTTGACGACATCCCGCCTGATGAGCGGAAGCGCCTGGCCGAGGAATGCGGCCTGACCGAGGACGAAATTGAAGTGTTTGAAATGCGGGCAAAGACGGACCGTGTGATCCCGACGAGCATGCGGCTGGGAATGAGCGACAGCACCATCAAGCGGCGAAGCAGGAGCATCGCACGCAAGCTCGCACGGGCGGGTCATCACACTCGCACGGATGCAAATATTTCAAAAGAATGTACTGGTTGAAAGAATGGAAATGTGATATAATTAATTGTGTAGCTTGTATTTGACAGGATGGTGCCACACATCCAAGAAGACGGGGCGAAAGCCCCGGCTTTTTCCTTTTGCACATATTTTCACACAATTGGACATGACCCCGGATTGGCCTGCAAGCGGCCCTCCGGGGTCTTCTTTTTTTGCGAAAATGAAGCCACAAGGAGGCGATGACATTGGCAGGATACGGATTCAACCCGTTCGGCGGCGGATATGGACAGCCGCAATACACACAGCAGGCATACCTTCAGCAGATGCAGGGAATGGGCCAGGCGATGCCACAACAGGCGCAGCCGCAGGTGATCACGCGCATGGTGACCAGCAGGGACGAGGCGACGACGGCGCAGATCCAGTTTGACGCTAACGTCATCAATGTGTTCCTTAACCTGGGCGCTGGCGAGGTATACATCAAGAGGTTTAACCCGAACACCGGCGGCGCGATATTCGATGACTACCTGCATCCGAGCAAGCTGCAGCAGATAGCCCAGCAGCAGGCCAAGCCTGCGCCGGAGTACGCGACGGTGGAGATGGTGCAGGCGCTGGAAGCCAAGGTGGGCGAGCTGGCGGAGACCATGAGCGCCAAGCGAAAGAGAGGGGCAACGCCGGATGAATAACATGATCCCGTTCCCCGCTCCGCCGAGGATGGAACGGCAGACGCAGCAGGGCCAGCAGAGACAGGCAAATCCCATGCAGATGATCATGAATCAGTTCATGGGCGGAATGTCCCCGATGGCGATACTCGACAGGATCGGCGGGCCGCAGGCACAGCAGGCCAAACAGATCATCGGCGGCAAGAACGAAAACCAGCTGCGCGATATCGCCATGAACATGGCCAGACAGCGAGGCGTGGATCTGGGCAGCCTTGCGCAGCAGCTGGGCGTGCGGATCCCTGAGTAAGGCATAAAGCGGGCTGCAGACCGCTTTTGCAGATACATTTTCCAAACGACAAGAAAAGGAGGAAATATGGGCGACGATTTTGCGATGGGCTATGCCATGGGCCAGGACAACGGCAACAACAATGGCAATGATTGGTTCGGCGGCGGTGGAATCTGGGGTCTGCTGATCCTTGCGCTGCTATTCGGCTGGGGCGGCTTCGGCGGCGGCTTTGGCGGCGGTATCGGCGGCGGTGGCGGCAATGGCGCCTTCACCCGTGCGGCGATCGCCGAGGGTTTTCAGGTAAACGGCATCGACAACGGCATCCGTGCGATCCAGAACGGCCTGAGCGACGGCTTCTACGCCGTGCAGGCGCAGTTTGCCAATGCAGCGGCCCAGCAGGCGGCCTGCTGCTGCGAGACCCAGCGTATCATTGAGCGCGGCTTCTGCGACGTGGGCTATGCGATGGCAACAAACACCAGCAACATCATCCAGAACAGCCACAGCGACACGGACCGCGTGATCGCCAAGCTGGACGCGATGGAGAATGCGCGCATGGCCGAGAAGCTGGACGCGCTGCGCAGCGAGAACCTGTCCCTCAAGTTTGCAGCGAGCCAGGCCAACCAGAACGCCTTTATCACCGCGAACCAGGAGGCGCAGACGGCGGAGCTGATCCGCAGGCTGGGCCGTGACTGCCCGATTCCGGCGTACGTGGTGCCGAACCCGAATTGCTGCTACGGCAACCCGGTGGGCGTGAGCTACGGCGGGAACGGCTGCGGATGCGGCTGCGGCGGCTACACCACCTAACACTCGACAGATTGAGTGATGAGCGGGGAGGCGGGAGACCGCCTCCCTCTGTTGAAAGGATGTGAACACATGGGTTACAAGGTGATGCGAATTGACCCCAGAAGCGTGACGGCGGAGGCGATCACGTTTACGGACGGAACGCTGACGATCAACGTCCCGCAGAGGGAGATTAACTCCGGCTGTCCGTCCTT